TCATCTGTTTTCTTTGGTGGAACCGCAGCACCTGGGGTTTCAACAGCTACAGAAGATTATGACGGAACATCTTGGGCAACTTCTCCAGCAACTATGGGAACAGGAGTAACAGACAACCAACAAGGTGGTGGAGCGAATGTAAACACAGCCGCTGTAGTAGTGGGTGGTTCACCAGATTATACTCAAACACAAGAATACAACAAATCAATTAATACAATCACAGCTGCGGCATGGTCTAGTGGTGGAAGTTTAAATCTTGGTAGACATGACGCTGCAAATTCAGGAACTCAAACTGCAGGATTGTTTGCAGGTGGTAAGGTTTATCCAAACGTTTTTAAAAATGAATCAGAAGAATATGATGGCACGAGTTGGACTGAAGGAAATAATTTAGGAACTGCTAGAATGGCATCAGGAGCTGGAACGCAAACGGCTGGATTAGCGTTTGCTGGAACTAATGGATCGCCAGGTTCAACAGGTGTTCAAGCTTTAACAGAAGAGTATGACGGAAGTTCTTGGTCAGAATCAGGTGATCTGTCCACAGCGAGAATGAATTGCGGTGGAGCAGGTCTTCAAACAGCAGCATATGCAGCTGGAGGAATAGGGTCTCCAAACGCTATTAATGATCTTCATGAACAATACAATGGATCTACTTGGTCAACTGCAACAGCTATGAATACAGAAAGAAGTAATATGGGTTCAGTAGGGACTACAACTGCAGGTTTAGTTTTTAGTGGTTACACACCACCCAGTTATACTTTTGCAACCACTAGTGAAGAGTGGAATGGATCAGCTTGGACATCAGGAGGCACTGTAGCCACAGCAAGATATGGTTTAGGAAGTTTTGGATCTCAAACAGATGCGATAGGTTTCGCAGGGGCGACTCCGCCAAATAATAATTCTGCGGTTACAGAAGGATATGATGGAACAGCTTTTTCAACTAGACCTAGTCTGTCAACAGCTAGAATGCAGTTTGCCCCAGGTGGAAGTTATAATAGTGGATCCGATGGTATGGCAGTTGGTGGATCTAATGCAGGTAATCCTTTGTATGCCAACACAGAAGAATGGACTCCAAAAACAGAAACAGTTACATCTAAGACATTGACAACTGAGTAATAAAGTATATATTGCTGGATGAAAGGATTATTATGACAGAAAAAAGAAATATACATGCACTTATAGAAAAAGAAGCACCTAGCTTAAATAATTTATTGGACCCACAAGATGTAAAGGCGTTTAAAGAAATGACAGCCGAGCTTCGTGACACATGGACCAAGAAACAAGTATTTAGAACAGAAACAGAAATGAGAATGTCTGTTCTTCAAGATATGAAGTATCCAACAAAAGCTGCAAAATATTGGCAGTGTGTTAGAGAACAAAACGTATTCTTAGAAAACTTAATGACTCTATCTTTTGATTGTAGAAGACAAGAAGCAAAACTTAAATGGTTAGAGAAAAAAATAGAAACTGAAAAAGACGAATATAAATTAACTAAATATCAAATAGATCTTGATGAAGCTAGATATGGTTTAGCTAACATGCAATTAGTTGCAAGAGATCGTATGAGAGAAATCAAACTTTGGTCTTCGTTGAAGAAAGAATTTGATGATGGATCATTTGATACAAAAGATGTTAACAGACACCAATTAGATTCTTATCATTTAATAATGAAAAATAAAGCGGAGACATTAACATCAGGATCTAGTCAACCTGAAGTGTTTAATGTGTTAGGTCAATTAAAAAGTATAGAAAGAGTTAAAAAATCAGGAGAAATGATTTACAACAAGAAAGCAATGCCAAGATCAGGGAATACCCTGTTTGCATCTATTATGAATCAAAATCCAGAAATAGTATGCACAGCTAATTCTATTACACTAGAAATAATGAAAGATTTATTTTTATTAAAAGAAACTGATGTGTTTCAAAATTATCCAGACCACAAGTCTTTAAACAATGTATTGAATTCGGTTTTTGATACTTATTACAAAGACTGGTCACAACAAATAATCATTGATCGTGGACCTGTAATGACAACAGGTAATTTTGATGTTATGCAAAAACATTTTAAAAGACCTTTTAAATGCATAATATTACTTAGAGATCTTATAGATGTGCTAGCTAGTTATATGAAGTGGTATACAGAAAATCCAGATGCTTTTCCTAATAAATATAATTGTAAAAATGATGAAGAAAAATTAAGTATGGTTATGAATAAAGACGGAGCTGTTGCTAAAGATTTGGAAGCTATAAAAAATTCTTATAATTATCCTGAGATGTGTCTTTATATAAAATATGATGATCTAGTTGCACAACCAGAAAAAGAAATACGTAAAGTATATAAATTCATAAATTTGCCTTATTTTAATCATACATTCAAAGACTTGAAACAAATAAATATAAATGGTATGGGTTACGATGATACCATTGTAGGAAAGAATATGCATACTATTAGGACAGAAATAAAAAAAGAATACAACCCTTATATAAATAAAATACCAGAAAGGATTAGACAAAAATATGGACACATCAGATTTTAAATTTATATTTTTAGGTCAGTCTGTTTTAAGGTATCAAGTGCCTTTAGAAATATTTTATGTAATTAATTCAATATATGAAAATAAATATCCTGAACTAAAACCTGCAAATAAACAACTCGTTGGTAAAATAGAAAAAGAACACAGTTTGTTTTATAATGGTAAAGATAGTGAAAAAATGATTAGACATAATTATCTTCCAACAAATGTATTAATGTGGTTTGAATCTAAATTTAGACATTATTTAAATTGGAATAGAGTAAAGGGATATAATTTACATTTTAATTCTGTTTGGGTTAATCAAATGTTTGAACACGAGTATAATCCAGTGCACGTTCACCAGGGATCATTGTATACAGGGCTATCCAGTGTTATGATTTTAAAATTACCTGATAGTTTTGGTGTAGAGTATTCAGCAGCAGCTTTACCACAGAACGGTAGATTACAAATATTAGGTGCAACTAATGGTCAGTTTGCACACATAGATTATCAACCTAATATTAAAGAAAGAGATTTTTACATTTTTCCATATGATATGAGGCACTGTGTTTATCCATTTAATGGACCTGGATGGAGAAGAACTCTTGCAGCAAACATGGATGTTGATTATGATCCAATTAAAAATAGAGGAGTAAGCTAATGTATGAAAATCAAATTATAAAAGAACCTAAATGGAAGAGTTGGATAATACAAACAACAACTCCAATATTTACACCAGATCAATGTAGACAAATTATAGAATGTGGTAGAAGACAAAAACCACACCAAGCACAGGTTGGTATGGGTAAACCAGGAGGGGGAACAGATACTAATAAACGAGTTACAACAATATCTTGGATACCTTTTCAAGAGATGGGGCACATGTATCGTGATTTAGATAAATTTATACAAGCAGCTAACGAAAATCATTTTGGTTTTGGAGATGTTAGAGTTACAGAAAACGCGCAGTTTACAGAATATCCTGTGGGAGGGTTCTATGATTGGCATATGGACTGTGATACTAATATGGCTCACGAACCACCTGTTAGAAAAATATCTATGACATTATTATTAAATGATCCATCAGAATTTGAAGGTGGGCATTTAGAGTTAGGAGCTAAAAATAATTTTGCAGAATTAAAACAAGGACACGCTATTGCTTTTGCATCTTTTATAAATCATAGAGTTCAACAAGTAACAAAAGGTGTAAGACAATCTTTAGTTGTTTGGTTTGGAGGCAAACCTTTTAGATGATTAAAGAACAATTTTTTCCAACAACCATATATGGTAAAGATGTTAAATTAGATAACCAGTTATTTGCTAACGAAATAATTGAGTGGTCTAAACGAGACCCTGGTGTTAAAAAAACAAATCGTAATGGTTGGCATTCTACAACAGAAATGCATAAAATTCCTGTATATCAACCTTTAGTAAATGAACTATTTTTAATGATGAATGATATATGGAAAGAGGAGTGGTTAGATAGAGAACCCGTGTTAGGTAATATGTGGGCTAATGTAAATCCACCGGGTGGATCTAACGCTCCACACATACATCCCAATAGTTTATTTAGTGGTGTGTATTATATAAAGGCTCCAAAAGAATCTGGTAATTTAATTTGCAATGATCCAAGACCAGGTGTGCAATTAAACATGCCCACTAGAAAAAAAGGTAAACCATCAAAAGAATTATGGAGAGAAGTTCATTTAGAACCTAAAGAAGGTAGAATAATTATGTTTCCGTTTTATCTTTGGCATAGCGTTGAACCTAATCAATCAAATGACATAAGAATATCAGTAAGTTTTAATTTTATACAACATGGCTTTTAATAAATATCAAGTAATCAAAAGTGCGGTATCATACGAGTTAGCAAACTTTGTATTTAATTATTTCTTACTTAAACGTGATGCAGCTAAATTTATGTATGATAATAATATTATAGCTGACACAGGTATGTTTGGAACGTGGACAGATAAACAAATACCAAATACTTACTCTCATTATGCAGATCCTGTTATGGAGACATTGTTAGTTAAAATGCTACCTGTTATGGCTAAAGAAACAGGGCTAGAGTTAATACCTACATACTCATATTCTAGAATATATAAAAAAGGTGATGAATTAAAAAGACACAAAGATAGACCTTCTTGTGAAATATCTACAACATTAAACCTAGGTGGAGATCCCTGGCCTATATTTATAGACGGTACAGGGGCTAACAGCGTCATAGACGAGTATAAAAACATACATAAACCCAATGCACCCAAAGGCACTAAAGTCTTGCTTGAAGTAGGCGATATGCTAGTATATAGTGGATGTGAATTAGAGCATTGGAGAGAACCTTTTGAAGGAAATGTATGTGGACAAGTGTTCCTTCATTATAACCATGTAAATGGTCCTTTTGCTGAAAAAAATAGGTTCGACAAAAGGCCAATGTTAGGTCTTCCGTCATTCGTGAAGGCATAATAAGATGAGGTTATATGCTACAAAAAATAGGTTTTGCACCTGGAATCAATAAACAAGTTACAGCTACTGGAGCAGAATCACAGTGGATAGACTGTGATAATGTTAGATTTAGATATGGCACTCCAGAAAAAATAGGTGGTTGGAGGCAACTAGGAGATAGTAAACTAACTGGTGCTGGTAGAGGTCTTCATCATTTCGTAAATAGTAAAGGCAGAAAGTATGCAATCATAGGCACAAACAGAATTTTATATGCATATTCTGGTGGTATATTCTACGATATACATCCTATTAAATCTACAACGACGCTTACAAGTGCATTTACCACGACTAACGGATCACCAACTGTTACAATAACTTTCAGTGGTTCTCATAATATTGGAGAGCAAGACATAATTTTATTAGATAATTTTTCATCAATTACTAATTCTAATTTTGCGGCAGCAGATTTTAATGATAAAAAATTTATGGTAACTAGTGTTCCTTCAAGTACAACTATTACAATTACGATGCCATCAAACGAAGCAGGGTCTGGTGCAACAACATCCGGTGGTATTAGAGTTCAACACTATTATCCTGTAGGTCCAGCTGTGCAAGCAAAAGGTTTTGGTTGGTCTCTTGGATCATGGGGTGGAACAGCAACAGGAGTTGCAACAACAACTATTACATCAGGTATTAACAGTTCTACTACAACTGGAATTATATTAACAGATGCCTCTTTGTTTCCAACAACAGGGACTAGCATAATAAAAATTAACGATGAAGAAATATCTTATACAGGTATAAGTGCATCTAATGAATTAACAGGTGTAACAAGAGAAGTAAGAGGAACAACAGCCGCTGCTCACAATGGTGGAGATACTGTAACAAATACAACGGACTTTGTAGCATGGGGTGAGGCAGCATCAGGTGATTTAGTATTAGAACCAGGTATGTGGTCACTAGATAATTTTGGTGACAAAGCTATTTGTTTAATTCATGACAGTGCAGTGTTTGAATGGAACTCTGCTGCAGTAAATGCAGAAAACACAAGAGCAAGTATTATATCTGGTGCACCAACAGCATCACGTCACATGATAGTATCTACACCGGATCGTCACTTAGTATTTTTTGGAACAGAAACAACCATTGGTGATACAACCACACAAGATAATATGTTTATTAGATTCTCTGACCAAGAAGATATAAATACATATACACCAACAGCTACCAATACAGCTGGAACACAAAGACTAGCTGATGGATCAGAAATTAGAGGAGCTATCAGAGGTAGAGATGCAATATTTACACAACGTTTTGTTGGTCAACCATTTACCTTTGCGTTTGCACAGGTTGGAACTAACTGTGGACTTGTTGGACAGAATGCGTGTGTAGAAGTTGATGGTTCTGCATATTGGATGTCAGAAAATGGTTTTTTTAGATATGCTGGTAAACTAGAATCATTACCGTGTTTAGTAGAAGATTTTGTATATGATGATATAAATTTAGAATCTGGTAACCAAATGGTATCTGCTGGATTAAACAATCTTTTTGGTGAAGTCATGTGGTT